CATTTGAAACAACAGGAAACAGAGCCGCTTACAACTTTGATAGATCAATCCATGTAAAGAAAGCAAAGCAACTATCAAATAATTTATTCTGGGGGATGGATTTTAATGTTGATTATATGAGCGCAGTTTTAGGATGTGAGTATTCTAATGGTACGATACATTACTTTGATGAGATAAGGCAAACCAATAGTAATACTGAAGAGATGGCGAAAGCTATGAATAGAATAGCACCGGGTGTACTTGTATATCCAGATAGTGCTGGATCAGCTAGATCAACAACAAGCAACAAATCAGATCATCAGATACTTAGAGACTTTAGATTTCAAGTATTAGCAAAAAAAGCGAATCCCCCAATTATAGACAGACTGAACGCCTTAAATCGTATGCTGAAAGATGCGAATAATAAAGTAAGAATGACAGTTGATCCGAAATGTATTTATTTAATTAAAGATTTAGAACAAGTGCAACGATCAAGAGATGGAAAAATTGATAAGAGTGATATAGCATTAACACATATGTTTGATGCTTGTTCATATTATATCGCTTATAAATATCCAATCGTAAATCGTATGCCTGTAAGTGTAGAGTGGTAGATATGGAATTTCATGATAAATTAACGATCCCTAACCTCGGAAGAATGGCAGTAATAGATTCAGTAAGGAAAGCTGAAGATATGGTTTTAGAGGATGAGTATGCAAAGAAACAAACTGCTCTAGATTTTTATTATAATAGAAATATTGATTCTCATATTGATCCTTATTTTCCCGGTCATACTCTTTCGCAGATTCCTATAACCTTTTTACGAGTCTTGCCAAAGTTCGCAAGGGCTAGAATGATGCTTTACAAAGCTCCGCCTAGAAGATTTATCAATGGGGAGATGGCTGATGAATATAAGGAATATACATACCATCTTGATTCTACTTTAAGAACTGCATCAGAGTTAGCATGGACTCTAGGGATGATCCATGTGAGAAGTAAATGGAATGAAAGAAAGCAACGTATTGAATATGATATACTCCCTAATGTAAAAGAATATTACTATGAAGGGGAAACTATTCCTTTTGGCTATTCGTATGAAGTTGGCAAAGATGCAAGGGGTAACAGGCAATTTTATTTCTTTAGTGAAGAAAGAGATGGGGAGCCGGGATTACATTTTATCTTTACATCGGATGAAAAGATCAAGCCGATTGAAAATAATCCAGACATGATAAATATTTATGGACTCAACCCAATATCTCGCATAATGTTTCCTTATAATGCAAGTGACGTTGTACGATGTGCGGTTAATTGCTCAATAGGATTTACCGAAGTAATGTTAGCAATAAGGTATCAAACTGGCTCTCCTGTTATGACAGGGATTGATACAGAAATTCCTAATATAAAGTTTGGTATAGATAGATTAATCAGTTTACCAGAGGGGGCGAATCTATCTTATATTGCCCCTCCTTCAAATATACCAGCGATGATCCAAGGGATAAAAGAGTATCTAACTATCACAGCGCAAAATCACTCCCTTAGTATAAACTTCGCTCAAGGTACATCGCCCCCATCTGGTATTGCATTGAAGATTATGAACCTAGAAAATGAAGAGGCTAGAGAGGCTGATATTCCTTTATTCAAAGAGTTTGAGCAAATGCGATACGAGATTGATCGGAAGATACTAGAAGTGCATACTGGGAGAGTGTTCGATGAGTCTTATGCAGTAGACTTTGAAGAAAGCAAGATGCCTTTAGAATGGCCACAAGAAAAAGACAAGCTCCAATTCATGTTGGACAATGGCCTTATGACAAAAAGGGATTTATATAAGTTTTTTAATCCAGACATTACAGAGGATGAGCTAGAAAGTAAGTTTGAAGAAATTGAAGAGGAAAGATTAGTCGAAGAAGTAGCAGAGCAACCTCAAAGTATATTAGATGGGTTATTAGGTGAGTAGCTTTGTAGATAAATATTATGATGATCTAGCAGACGTTAAAACAAAGCTAGTTGAAAAGGTTAATAGATTGTTACCTAGATTAGAAACATTATCAGATAGTGAACTCATAGAGCTATCTAGATCATTAGATTTCTTTGAAGAGGCAAAGCGGTTAGGATACGACAAGATAGTAAAAGACTTTGAAAGAGGTTTGAATAAAGAGGTAGCTGATACATTAAAGAAAGCTGGTACGTTTGGAGTTGATATTGGTGCTGTTAATCTTGAATCGTTGCAGTTAATTATGGACTTAGAATTGGATTCATTGGTATCTGAAAATAGAGAACTATCTAAGCAACTAAAAAAAGAAGTGTTTAGAGGATTATTGACAGGCGAATCTATCAATGAAATATCAGCAAGGATTGAAAGAGATTTCTCTGGAACTGCAAGGATTGCTCAATCAAGAGTAGCCACAGGAGATGCGGTGAGTAAGTTATTTAGAACCACAACACAAAAAGCATTTGAGGGCGATGATCAACAGAGGTTTAAATATGTTGGCCCGGATGATAACAAGACCAGAGAAATATGCAAAAGTGTATTAGGTAACTCCCAAAATAATAAAGGATTTACATTTGCAGAGATTGAGGCTCTTGCACCGATTGGCGGTAAAAAGGTAACCTTTACAGATGCCGGATCATATAATTGTAGGCATGAGTTTGTACCAGTATGAAATTAGATAGAGCATTACACTTTACCCCAAAGCTATGGAATCAAGTAGGCCAATTTGTGCGAGGTGCAATAAAACAAGATGCCTTAAAAGGAATCATGCAAGATGACAAGAGGCCAAGATATAGATCGCAAAGCTATAAGAAATATAAAAAGAATGATATGCGAAAATTTGGAAGGGGCGAAGATAAAGTCGGAAAAGGGGAAAGACTAAAAGGATTTGAAGGAAGGCCGATCAATACAAACACATCAAAGGTTGATTTGCATTTAACTGGGGATATGTTTAAACAAGTACAAGTCAAACCTACCTCTAATTCAGCCACAATTACCTTTTTACAGGGAGAAAAAGTTTTAGGCAATAAGAGGCATGGCTATAATGTTTTTGGCCTTAGAAACAAGAACAGAAAAAAAGCATTAAACTTTTTAGATAGACAAATTGAAAAGACTTTGAAAAAAGAAACAAGCAAACCTATCAATTTAAAGATGGGGAAACGATAACTCACCATGAGGTTAAAATGAATGAAGAAAGTCAAGTTCAAGACGTAAACGAACAAACTCCAGAGCAAGAGGTAAAAGAAGCTCCAGTCAATGACGTTCCTTATAATCGCTTTAAAGAAGTAATTGACGATAAAAATACACTAAAAGCTGAACTCGATTCTTTAAAACATCAAGTATTAAAGGATGCAGAAGATCGAAAACTGAAAGAGATGGAAGCAAAAGGTGAATATGAATCCGCTTTGAATATGGTTAGAGATGAAGGTAGCAAAAAAGATTCACAACTTGCAGAGTTAAAATCTCAATTAGAAGTATATAAGTTACAAGATCAAACAAAAAGAGAGATGCTTCTAGATAAGTTAAGCGATGATGACAAGGCTATATATGGCTCTTTGGATAATAATGCCTTAGAGGCTCATATAGAGCGTTCAAATAAGCAATCAGTTCCATCAGTAGGAAATGAACAACCAGCAGAAACACAAGGATATAAAAGTTTGTTAGATGCCGCGAGGGATTTCCAAAAGAATAAAATTGATGAGCCAATGTATAAGAGAATAAAAAATGCCTTCAGAGCCAACCAAGTATAAGAAAGCTACAAATCTAGATGGATTTGACGATCCTACAAATGGCAGAGTTACATCTGCTAATACTAGGGATGGAATGAAATATCAGTTGGATGGTAAAGAAGTGCCTTTTGAAGATGGTTTCTCCCTGTCAGTAGGTAGGGATAAAACACCTTCTAGGATTCGCTCATCATTTACTCATATAAGTCAAGAACGATGGAACAAAATTTTTAATAAGAAATAGGAGTTTAAAATGGCAGTTAATGATACAGGGGATTTGGCTGGATCGCTGGTTGAAGTGCTATCCGATGCGATGGTGCATTTTTCAAAAGCAAATGTTTGTCTCCCTCTTGTAATGCAAGAGCAAAGAGATAAAGCAGATACAATTACATTCCCGGTTTATAACTTAGGAAGTGCAACAGTAACAAGCGCAGATGTGGCGGCACATAGTGAGCATGATTCAAATGAAATCGGTGCAACTGAACTTGATTCTGTTAAAAAAACAGTCACTCTAGATATGTATTCAATCAGAGTACCGATCCACGATGAGGCTGAACTATCAAATGCAAACGATGTTACAGGAATAGCTGGAGAGCTAGTTGGTAATGCAATCGCGGCAAAGGTTGATTCTTTGATCGTTGCGAATTTTGATAATTTCTCAAACACTTCAAATGATACAAGTAATGGAATCTCTGTTGATGATATATTCGCGGCTTTGGGTACACTACAAGCTGAATCAGCACCAGCACCTTATGCATTCTTTTTATTCTCCCATC